TCTATAGGATACAAGTGGCTAGGTAAGACAGTCCACTATCATTGCTACTCCCACGCTGACAGGCCAGCCTACGACTTTGCTGCCGAAACATTCCAGCGGGAACTTGACACGGCTGACGTTGTTGTGGGACAAAACATTAAGTTTGATCTGTCATGGATCAGAGAGTGCGGATTTAAATACGAGGGGCACGTTTATGATACGATGGTTGCTGAGTATATTTTATCGAAGGCGCAGCGTTGGCCTCTTGGACTTGCTGCTCTTGCAGAAAAGTATGACGTTACCAAGAAGGAGAAAGACCTTGTGGAGCCGTACCTCAAAAGCGGTAAGACGTTCTACGACATACCGTGGGAGATAGTAGAAGAGTACGGTAAAGCTGACGTACTAGCTACAGAAGAGATTGCACTTAAACAGCTTGAAGCCTTTGGCACTACCTTTGAGGAACTATACAATGAACACCGGACTGATACCGACGTTAAAGCTTTCGCTTGAGATGACTGACACTCTTGCTCGTATCGAACAGCAAGGATTGAAGATCAACATAGAAACCCTAGAAGAAATTGAAATAGAATACCAACAGGAGATGGATGAATTAGAGGTTCGCTTGGATCGTTTGGCTAAAGAAGCTATGGGTGATACCCCTGTCAATCTCTCCAGCCCTGATGATCGCAGCGTCTTGTTATACTCACGTAGAGTAAAGGACAAGCCATCTTGGTCACTTATATTTAACTTGGGTCACGAGATGCGTGGCTCGACTATGAAGCCAAAGCTTCGTACCCGCATGAAGCGCAGTGAGTTCAACTCGACTGTTCGCCGGATGACAGACGTAGTGTATAAGACGAGGGGTAGCCAGTGTGGTAGTTGTCGCGGTGAAGGTCGCGTTAGCCCCTTGAAGAAGGACGGAACACTGGGCAAGGCTATTCGTATCTGTAAGCCGTGTAGCGGGACAGGAGTTATCTATGTTTCTACCGGCGAGGTTGCTGGCTTCAAGTTGGTTCCGCGTGACCCGATGGACACGGCATCTGCAGGATTCAAGACCGACAAGGTTACCCTAGAAAACCGACAAACCGACTTGTCGGGAGATGCCCACGAGTTTGTTGTTGCCTATGTGCGCTATAATGCGCTTCGTACTTACCTGTCCACTTTTGTAGAAGGGATGAAAAACAATGTTGATGAAAATGGTTTCATCCATCCAGAGTTTATGCAGTGTGTTACGGCGACGGGTCGCCTTTCGAGCCGCAATCCTAACTTTCAGAATATGCCACGTGGAAATACCTTCGCTATACGGAAGGTTGTCGAGAGCCGCTTCGAGGGCGGCAAGATACTTGAGGGGGATTACTCGCAGTTAGAGTTTCGGGTAGCAGGGTTTCTTGCAAAGGATAGTCAAGCTTACATAGATGTGGAGAAGGGTACAGATGTTCACCAATATACTGCTAATATTATCGGGTGTAGCCGACAAGAAGCAAAGGCACATACCTTCAAACCGCTATACGGCGGTGTCACCGGAACCGACTCCCAACAACGCTACTACAGAGCCTTTAAGGATAAGTATGAAGGAGTTACCACTTGGCATGAACAACTCCAACGAGAGGCCGTCCAGCGGCGATTAATCACTCTTCCAAGTGGCAGGCAATACGCCTTCCCAGATGCGCGGTGGACTAAGTGGGGTACGGCTACAAATCGGACTGCAATTTGTAACTATCCGGTACAAGGATTTGCTACTGCTGACCTGCTACCGATTGCACTTGTAAGCTTGCAAAGATTGTTTGTTGACAGAAAACTTATTTCCGTTATATGCAACACTGTACACGATTCAATCGTGGTCGATGTGCATCCAAGTGAAAAAGATATTTGTATCAATCTGATGACAGAAGCAATGATGTCGTTACCTGAAGAGACAATTAGAAGGTATAATGTGGCCTATGACATGCCTGTAGGAATAGAATTAAAAATAGGTAATAATTGGCTTGACTTGACAGAAGTAGACCTGTAGTATCAGTCTACACCCCTAACAACAGGAGCATGAAAAATCATGGATACAGGGACAGACGTAAAAGTAATGGACGATATGGACGCAATTGTAGCAGCCTTCAATGCAGATGATAATGCAGCATTGATGGAAGCAAGTGGTCAGTCAGTTAAGCAGACTGGTCAAAAAGGATTACCAAGAATTAACATTAACTACGATGCAGAAACAGAGGACGGTAAGTCTTTGCCTCGTGGTTCGTGGAAGATGTATGTAGATGGTCGGTTTATCTACGCTGAAGAAGTTGTTCTCCGCCCAATCCTTCGTACCTTTGAGTACAGCATGTGGGATCAGGAGACTAATACCTTCTCCTCTAAGTCGGTTCAAAAGACAACGTTGTCAGGAATGTTCCCCGACACAATCGGCACAAACAAGTGTGGTCGGTTGACTCGTGACGAAGAGAACCGCCTATCTAAAGATGATATTGCCTACCTTTCATCTCGTGCGGTTAGCTGTAATCAGATCCTTTACTCTAAGATTTCTGGCACGTTTAAGGACGCTGACGGCAATGAGGTAGAAATTAAGGATGAGCCGGTAGTAGCTTACTTTAAGCGGTCTGGCTTTATCCCGATGAATGATTTCATCAATAACCTTACGAAGCAAAACAAGATCATGCAAAAGTGTGAAATTAACTTAGCTACAAACCGACACAAGAATGGTAGTGTAACTTACTGGACACCAATGCCAACCTTGAAGGGCGTAGTAAATACCATCTCTGACGAAGACAAAGATTTGATGTCTAAGTTTGTTGATACCGTAAAGGGACATAACGAGAATGTTATGAACCAGCACCGTGAGGCAGCAAAGCTTCTCGCTGACGATGACGACATCGATTTGGCAGCGGACTTTGATAATGCTAACGCTGCTTAAAATACAGGACTACATGTCTAAGGCTCTCAGGGGGGAAACTACTGTCTCCCCTGAGACTATCGAAACATTTAAACGAGATTGTCAGGAATCTATTGTAAAGCAACTCACCTCTGACAGGGGTAAGTATCGTATTCGTATGTCTGGCTTGGGTCGCCCCCTCTGCCAACAGGTTTTAGATAAACATGGCATCAAAGAAGACATGTCGTATAACACATTGTTTAGATTCATGTTTGGCGACTTGACTGAATCTATTTTGATGGCAATCATGCAAGAAGCTGGTGTCGAGATCGTTGACTACCAGAAACAAGTAGAACTAGAGATTGCTGGAGAGAAGATTAAGGGAACCCTCGACGTAATCTTGCGTGATGAACTAGGGCAAGATAAGGTATGGGATATCAAGTCTGCAAGTGACTGGGCATTTAACTACAAGTTTACCGGACTAGGCGGATACGATAAACTAAAGGAAGATGATCCGTTTGGCTACTTGATGCAGGGATTCCTGTACAGTGAGGCAGTCGGTTTACCTTTTGGGGGATGGATAGTTGTTAACAAGTCTAGTGGTATGGTTGCTGTCGTTGAGGTACCGGAGTGGTCGCAAGAAGATAAGGAATACTACCTAAAGGATGCGGCAGAGCGTATCAAGTTCCTTAACAAAACCGACGTGAAGCCGTTCAAGCCTTTCAAGCCAGTTGCCGAAACCTACAAGAACAAGGGTGAGGTAATATCTACAGGCAATAAGCTTTTGCCTCGCGAATGTAATCTCTGTGGTTACCGCCACCATTGTTGGCCTGATGCTATCTTGCACAACAGGGTAACATCACGAGCAAAGTCACCACCACAAGTCTGGTACTCCACCCTAAAGAAGAAAGAACTCTGATGCCATACCTTTTTGTGAAAAACTACGAGGTGGACTTGATGCACTTAAATAAAAGTTTGCATCACGTATACATAGAGTCCACTAAAAAAAGTGGGGGGGAAAGACGTGTTTGTCAGATGCGTATTCACGAGAATGGTTTGCCCCTAACTCTTGTTGACAACTACAGCAAAGAAGGTAAGTTAAAGGCTGACACAGAAGTTCGTGACATTAAAGTTGTAGAAGAAGAATTACAAAAAATAGGTAGAGTCTCTCACACTGGAGCGTATGTATGTGTTCCGATGCACCCTTTAACAACAGAACTTACAAATATAGAAAAACTATCCCCCAAACTGGCAGGGTATCTGATAAAAAGATTTCAATCGATTGGACTAGAGTTTTGAAAAAAGCAGGATATAGGTCACAGTTTGAGTTAAACATTGCTCGAACCCTAACAGAAAATGCCGTGCCGTTTAAGTATGAAGAAGAAAGATTCAAGTACATACCAGAGCCTCGACACTATACCCCAGACTTCTATTTAGAAAAGTCGAAGATATACGTAGAAGCAAAAGGGCACCTGACTAAAGACGACAGAGTTAAGATGCTGTTAGTTAAGAAACAACATCCTAAGTTAGATATCCGCTTTGTTTTCCTCAGAGCATCGAATAAGATTTACAAGGGCAGCAAGACGACGTACGCTTCTTGGTGTGAAAGACATAAATTTGTGTGGGCAGAAGGCTCTATTCCTACAGATTGGTATAAGTAATGGCTATTGATGATGAAGAACTTCAGAAGAACATAGAAATGATGTCTCTTTTGCCTGACAGGTACTACGTCATTCTAAGAGAAACGGGCAAAGATGAGTTTACTTTGTCCGCCTATGACACTACTAATAAAACTTACGACGACGATGATGACTTTAATTCAGCAATGATCGTGCAGGAAGGCGTGTTAGACATGCTAAGGGATAACACGGATGACCTATTTGACAGAGGCGTTGCAGCCATCCAATTTAGACTTATTGCTGAAGAGATGATTGAGGAGACTGAAATAGAAGACCCTCGCGTCACAAAGACTGTAGAAGGGAACGTAGTCAGAGTAAACTTTGGGACAGAACAATGAAGCTAGATGAATACCAGATGAGAGCAGAATCTACTGCTATATACCCAACAGAGTATGCTATCGTGTATCCTGCTTTGGGTTTGACTGGGGAAGCCGGTGAAGTTGCTGACAAGGTAAAGAAAATCATTCGTGACGCGAAATCTGACCTGTTTTATAAAAGTGATATTGCAAAAGAGTTGGGTGATGTGCTATGGTACGTTGCAATCTTGGCAAGAGACTTAGGCTACAGCTTAGAAGAAGTCGCGCAGATGAACCTCGACAAGTTAGAGGATCGCAAGAACCGCGATATGTTGCAGGGCAGCGGAGACAATCGATGAGACACGAAGCATACATGAAGACGATGGAAGATGAAAACGAACAGGCCGGTAAGATGGCTTACGGGGGAATAGATATTGTCAACAATCCGCCACACTATACGAAAGCAGGTATCCAGTGCATTGACGCAATCAAGGCGGCGTTGTCTCCAGAGGAGTTCAGAGGATTCTGCAAGGGAAATATCATCAAATACACATGGCGAGAAAAGCACAAAAACGGAGACGAAGACATCTCCAAATGTGGCTGGTACGCAGAAGAACTATTAACAACTAAAAACCAACTTGAAGAGGAATAAAAACATGAACAACATGTTGCCAACACCATATCAACAATTCATTCACAAGTCACGCTATGCTCGTTGGTTAGACGATGAGCAGCGCAGAGAGAATTGGGATGAAACTGTATCACGATATGTTAACTTTATGTCTGATCATGTGTATAGCAAGCATAACTACAAGATATCTAACTCATTAAAGAACGATATTGAGGATGCAATCTTGAGTCTGAAAGTCATGCCTAGTATGAGAGCAATGATGACTGCTGGTGATGCTTTGGAACGTGATAATGTGTGCGGCTACAACTGTAGCTATATCCCTGTAGATAGCCCTCGTGCATTTGATGAGTGTATGTACATATTGATGTGTGGTACTGGTGTTGGTTTTAGCGTTGAAAAAGATAACGTTAATAAGCTTCCTGTTGTGTCAGATAATTTTAATGAGTCAGATACTGTAATTAAGGTAGGAGACAGCAAACCGGGGTGGGCAAAAGCCTATCGTGAATTGATTGCGTTGCTTTACGCAGGTCAGACCCCCACATGGGACGTATCCGGTGTTCGTGCGGCAGGTGAGCGTTTAAAAATTATGGGTGGTCGTGCTAGTGGCCCACAACCATTAGTTGAACTGTTTAACTTTACAGTGGACATTTTTAAGAAGGCACAAGGTCGTAAACTACTTCCTATAGAATGTCACGATCTCATGTGTAAGGTAGGGGAAATCGTCGTTGTAGGGGGCGTTCGCCGTTCAGCGTTAATTAGTTTGTCTGATATAGAAGATAGAGACATGGCTCGTGCAAAGGCAGGAAAGTGGTGGGAGACAGAGAAACAACGTGCGTTGGCTAACAACTCTGTAGCCTACGATCGTAAGCCAGACATTGGCACATTTATGGAAGAGTGGGTGTCCCTGTACACTAGTAAATCTGGTGAGCGTGGTATGTTCAATCGTGAAGCAGCAGACAAGCACGTTGCTCGTAATGGCAGACGGCAGACAGGCCATATGTGGGGTACGAATCCTTGTAGTGAGATAATCTTACGCCCATACAGTTTTTGTAATTTGTCAGAGTGTGTGGTTCGTGAATCCGATTCTCTAGATGACTTGAAAGAAAAGATACGTATAGCTACTATATTAGGTACGATGCAGTCCACTTTGACTGACTACAAGTACCTTAGAAAAGTATGGAAAGACAACGCGGAAGAAGAGCGTCTTCTTGGTGTGTCTTTAACAGGTATTATGGATCATCCTATTCTTTCAAAGAACGTAGACAGTAAGAGATGGCTAACCGAAATGCGAGAACACGCAGTAGAGGTGAACAAAGGATTTGCTAAGTCTCTAGGCATAAACCAAAGCGTTGCAATCACGTGTGTAAAACCATCTGGAACAGTGTCTCAACTTGTGGATGCTGCTAGTGGGATTCATGCTCGACACAATGACTACTATATTCGTACAGTGCGCGGAGACAACAAAGACCCACTCACACAATTCTTGATTAACACTGGCGTGTACAACGAACCAGAGCATAACCAGCCTGACTCTACTACGGTATTTAGCTTTCCTACAAAAGCTCCTATTGGTGCTATAACACGTACAGCAATGTCTTCTATAGAACAGCTTGAATTGTGGAAAACGTACGCTTTGTACTTTTGTGAGCATAAGCCATCTGTTAGTATTACTGTTAAAGAACACGAGTGGATGGAAGTTGGTGCGTGGGTGTATGAAAACTTTGATATAGCATCTGGTGTTTCATTCTTTCCTTACGATGATCACACCTATGTACAAGCCGTGTATCAAGACATTGACGAAGATGAGTATAACGAATGGATGCTAACATATGGCAATGTCAATATAGATTGGCAAAAGTTAACAGACTTTGAGAAAGAAGATAATACTACAGGCTCCCGTGAACTTGCCTGTACTGCAGGGGTTTGTGAAGTTGTGGACTTGACAGCAGCATGAACTGTTGGTACTGTACATATGCCTTAACTTGGGGCGGTGACCATGATACAGAGGATGATCCAGATCATTCTATGGTCACCAACCTTAGTTGCTCAAACTGTGGGGCGTTTGTTTTAGTATACTTACCTAGAGATGAGGAGGAAGACATTGGCTAAAAAACAAAAAGACATCGTTGTAATTAATGGACAAGAGTACGATTTTGATAAACTTGATGATACTCAAAAATACTTAGTTGCTACTCTTAGCGAGTTAGAAATTAAAATACGCGGAACAACTAAAAAGCTAGACATCTTTAAAGCTGCACGAGGAGCTTTTACACAAATGCTACTTCCTTCCTTAAAAGAGTCCGACGATGATACAAATCAAGATAACACCTGATATCCTAGCTCGTGCCAAAAAGAAAGCCGCCTCTGTAGGAAACTTACAGGGCAGCATCACGGGCAGTCTTAGTAACGTTGTTGGGGCAATCGGAGAAATAATTGTAGAAGATTACGCTGGTGGCGAAGCAGTCAACAGCAAGGACTTTGATCTCTTGGTTAAAAACCGACGTGTAGACGTAAAGACAAAGCGGTGCAACACCACCCCTTCACCAAACTACGACTGTTCTGTAGCCGCACACGGTTCAAAGCAGGATTGTGATAGCTATGTTTTTGTCCGTATTTTAACTGACCATAGCAAGGCTTGGATCTTGGGAGAGATACCAAAAGAAACGTTCTATAAAAAAGCCACACGATATAGCAGGGGAGATGTCGATCCGACTAACGGATTCACATTTAGAGCCGACTGTTACAACCTAGCAATACAAGAACTAGAGAACGTCAATGGCAAAACAGCACAAAGCTAATCTGTTTCAATTCACAGTATATTTAAAACAAGATGGAAACGTAGAAATAAATATGGATGGTGTACAGCCGGAACAATTAGAAGCTGTAATAAATACAGGGATGCCAGAGTATGAAGGTGCACACTCTATAGCATCCCTGCTTCGGTATATTAGATCGATGGGGAACGAGATGTTGGACAAGTCTAGAAACTACGTCTGAATTTATTTGTGTATTTTTTGTACCTCAAACCTAGCACGAGTTGAAGACCCCTTATGCCGCTTATAGCCGGTTGAGGGGTTTTTCATTAGCTTGTATCCACCAGCCTTTTGCTTCATCCAGTGATAGCCTTTTGGGGCTGGTACCATTTTACTAGCCACGCTTCTTTGCCTTTCCGCCGTACATCATCTTACCAACACCGTCGGCTGCGTAGAACGGAACT